TTATCTTTCTATTAGCTTATCTACCTTTACTTCTAGCTTATCCACTTTATTATCTATATTTTTTATTAAACTAGAGTTAGTTATAACAAGCTCTTTATTAGTCTCAGTAACCACATCTAAAGTAGAAAACATTTTTAAATACATCTTCCATATCGCAAATGCAAGTCCTATACTACATACAATCGGATAACCAAGTGTACTAATTGCATTAATTAAACTTTCTTCCATATAAAATCCTCCTCTCTTTATTGGTATTTACTTAAATCTATTACTTCCTTAAGTACAACTTTATTGTTAGTTACCTTAAATAAATCTAAGTTATTTAGTATATATTCATCTTTTTCTACTACAATAAAATCATATATGATTTCAAAATCAACTTTACTATTTCCAAAATAATTCATATCTTGTATTCCAGTACAATAACATTTTATTTCTCCTGTTTGCTTGGAGTAAAATAGTGTCATATTATTTTCATGTTCTTCAATCGTCATTTTCAAATCCCTCCTTACGCAGTCACTGTATAAACAACTCTTATATTATTTTTACTTGTTATTAAACTTCCATTACAATTAGTTTCTACTAAGTATCCATTCAAAATAAATGTTGCATTAGTATAACTAACAGCAGTTACAAAACAATCCATATTTCTAATAGCATAATTAGAGTTTGAAGTTTCAACCTTAGAAATAGATGGAGTTATATAAAACTTCTTACCTTTAAATTCGCTAGGCAATGTTATGGTAACTTGCCCTGTTCCACTACCAGTACCACTATATGCAGGTATTTGTGCTTCTCCAGAATAACTTAAATGGTGATATTCTCTCTTAGTAGTTCCTACTTTATTATAAAATCCTGTTGCATCACATCTAGTTATAGAACCATCACTATTTTTCCATTCGGAGTAACTTCCCGTATGTTTGCTTACATCTCCACTTCTTCCACCAATAGAAAAAGCTCCATTAGTTAAAGATATAGATACACTTCCATCTATACTAGATAGTACACCAGTTTTTATAAGATTGGCATTTAAAACACCTGTTGTTATAAAATCTGCTACTATTGCACCATCCATAGTTATGGCAAGTCCATATGTTCCATAATAACCAGTAGAACTATAACCTAATCCATTTACATTAAATCGCCATACTTTAGTAGCGGTATTAATGTCCTTAGTATTCATAATTAGTACTTCATTAGGTCTAACTATTACATAACTATCTTTTAATCCTGCTTTAATTAATTGTGATGCAGATTCCTTGGCTTGTTGTAGAATTTCATCACCATTAGGTATCTTCTCTAGTTCTTTCATGATATTTGCTATACTTACAGCCTTAATAATTAAATTAGAATTACTTAGTTCTATTTCAGTAACCATCTGTCTTAATACATCATATTTCTTTTTAATTGCTCTAACCTTTATATTAATATTTAATTTATCTTCTATAACTGTTACTGTATCTCCTAAATAACATCTTTCTAAAATTACATAATCTTTATATTCTTCGGTCTTTTCTAGTTGAACAAAACTTACCCTATACGATGCTTGTAATTCATCTATATGTTTTTCAGTAAACTCTAGTTTCGCCCTTTTTATTAACTCTGCTTGAGCCAATGCTAAAGTATCAAATATCATTCCTTCATCAGTACTCGAAGTATTTGAATCTCTGACTTTTACATCCTCATACTTAATCTCAGTAGTTTTCACTTTAGGATAATTATTAATAAGTGAACTATCTACATATCCAGTTATAGTTATTCCATTGAATCCCTTAGGTTTTATTCGAGTAAATACAGAATCTATATTAGTTTCATACTCAAATCCTACAAGATTTTTTCTGCTTCTTACTTGGAATCCTCTATTTATTCCAATCTTTTTATTTATATTTATTCTGTATCCTCTTCTCTGTACTTCACTTTTTCCCCATCTATTTTCAAAACTTTGGTCAGTATCATGAAGAGCCTTATATAGATTCATATTCTGATAATAAGCAGTTGAAAAGGTAGAAATATCAGAAAACACTTCTAAATCTTTAGCATATTGTTTATTAGTTTTATATTCATTTGAATTTTGAAGAATATAAGATATAGCACCTTGTCCATTTAAATTTGTAGGTCTTACATCATCCAAAAATATATCTAAAGAATCTGCTATAGTTATCTGACGAGCAAATACGTTTATATCTCTACGATTAGGATTTACTTTTGCAATTCTAAATATTTCATCTTCATAATCCATTCTTACTTTTAAAATTGCTTCTTCGGTAATATGTTTATATAATCCATCATCATCAATGAGGAATGTGGCATCTAAAATATAGTTACCATTTAAATCTTCCTCAGTCTTGCAGTCTACACAAATATTATCTAAAATGGCTATTCCATTAGAGGATAACACTTTACTTTTAGGAGTATTTTTATCAAATATACTTATTAAGATATTACGCATTGTAGCACCTCACTTTCATTTTTAAATATTGGTTGATATATAATATCAACTTTACTTTCAATAAAATGATTTTCGCTATTTATATATAAACATTCATTGTTTTCTAAATTAGTTAAAACCATTTTATTTCCATTAGTTAAATTCTCTATAGTTACAGAAGTTGCATTACTATCTATTAAATTAATATCAATCTCTGTTTCTAAGGAATCTATAGTTGCATTACTTATATTATCTACTTTACAAGTTCTAGTATCTCTTAACTTATTTGTTACACAACATTTTCTACCATAAGCATTATTGACTATTGTAAAAATAACATCTAGTATTCCATTCGAAGCATTTTCTTTCCATCTATAACCTTTTCTAAATAAGCCTTTATAAATTCTATTTTGAAACTCTAAAATTCTATCTGTAGAATGTCCAAATAATAATCTATTTATAAATTCTACCTCTACTCCATCTATAGGTTTGGATATTCCATCTTTATCTACTTTTCTAATACTTAACGGTACTTCTATATAATTACCTACATTTTCTAATGATTCACTTGCTTTAAGTAATCTTTTCTCTAATATAAAAGTAGTTTTATATGGAGTAAATGACATTCTTTCTACATCCATTCCATTATATTTAAATTCATTTTCTAATTTATAATACATATTATCTCTTCCTTCCTTTTAAAATAAAAATAAGGTAGAGATAACTTCCCTACCTATACAAGTTATTAAATTTTATAGTTGTTTTTACTACATTCCCAGACACTGTTATATTATTATTTCCTACCTTTAAAGTTGGGAAATTACCTAACATATCTATTAATTTATTGCTACCATCTGCATTAGTACATATCATCAATTCACTATTTAAAGTAACATCATTGACAACATTATTAACAGTTAATATTTCATCATTAATTGTTAGCTGAAGATTTCCATTACCATATAGAGTTATTATAGGATTTACCTCAAAATTACTAGGGTTTTTTACTATAAAATTATTTTCTAAAAATATCTTTGAATTTGTCATCCCTATCATGAACGGCTTTACCATAAAAGTAATTTCAAACTCTCCATACATTTTTAATTCTTTAAATATATCTCCTACAATTACTCTTTTAACTACAAAATGTCTATCTTCCCTATCATAGTATAATTTATTATCTCTAATATCACTTAACCATAGTTTAATAGCATCTATCTCTTCCCAAAAATATTCTATATCTATCATTTTTAATTTAAATTTTATTTGTCTATCCCTATATTCATTTTTTCTTATAGTCAATGAACTTGACCTATTCGGTATTAACACCTCTTCAACTTCTTCATTTAGAGAAGGTATATTAGGATATTCACTAACTAATAAATTAAAATCTGTAGCATAGTTTCGATTAAAAATAAAATCATGTACTGGTGTATCTGTACTATACGTATTACTAGATATATTCATTTTATACCTCCTCTCTAATAAGCTAATCTTGGATTTCTTGTATTATATTTATCCAATTCTTCTTGGTGTGGAGCTACTATTTTTCTCGTAAATTCTCTACCATCCACCTCAAAAATAGTAGTTACTTGCAATAAGTCTTTAATCATATCTCTTAACCCATCAATCGGCATAATCGCTTCAGGATTTGACCCTTGACCTTTATTGGCATCTCCTACTCCTATTCCATTAGGCAATACGGTTTTCTTGGTGAATATACCACCTTCACTGTACCAATCTACATTAAACTTAGGAATTCTAGGAGGTTTCAAACTGAACTCACCAGTAACTCCAATATGTGGTAACTTTATATGTGGTATCTTTATCTCTGGCAATCTTAAATTACTAAAGAAATCTTTAACTTTATTTAACCCTTCACTAACTTTATTTGCCATATCCGATAATTTTCCACCAGTTGCTTTATCCATAGAGTCGAAAGCCATCCCCCAAGATTTCTTCATCCCCTCACCAACTAAACCTACAACACCTTTTATTCCTCCACCATGTTCTTGGATTTTATTTTGCATTGCACTCCAAGCCTGAGAAGTATTTTCTTTCATATTGTTCCAAGTTTCAGCTGTCTTTTCTTTTATTGCATTCCACTTCTCGCCTATCCAATTTCCTAGCTCAGATGCCTTCTCTTTTATGGTATCCCAATTCTGATACAACAAAACTCCAATTGCTATAACTGCTCCTATAACTGCAATGATAGCTAATATAGGAAGTGCCATAGCTGTAAAGGATATTCCACATGCACCTGCAACGGTAGCTAATCCACTTAACATAGCTATCAGTCCTGGTAAAAAAGCCACTACTAATCCACCGACCAATATTACTTTTTGCATAGCAGGGTCTAAATTACCAAACCATTGTGCCATAGAAGTAATCGCTTCAACTACCTTTAAAATCATTGGTAATAAGGCTTCACCTAAAGTATCTTTCATACCATCAAGGCTCATTTGCATTTGTTTATATTTACCCTCAGGAGTGTTGGCAATAGCTTCATTCACGCCACCTAAGTTTTGTCCTAAAACTTCAGCCAACATTGCGGCTCTTTCTTGTTCCGTTCCCATTTTTAAAACTTTTTCCTGTGCTTCAGATAAAGTAATACCATATCTACTCAATGCACTAGTTTGACCAGTCATTACTTTACCTATTAAATTAGCCATTCCCATTGCATCTTCCTGAGTAGCATTAACTCCCTTTTGGTTTACAATTAGGTCAAGCATACTTGAAGATAAAGTTTTAATTGAATCCGATGTCAGGTTAAAAGTTGCTAATTGTGCCATACCTGTTTTAGTTACATCATCGTCAACAACTCCTACACCTTCTAGTGTAGTTGCATATTCCTTCAAGTCCTCTATCTGTGATTGGGTTGCTTTTCCAGTAGACTTAAAAATGGCTTCTAACTTAGCATTAGAACGGTAGATATCATCTAGTCCTTTTACACAATCCATTGCAAAGTTTTTAACAACATTAATAGATAATGCACCTGCTATACTCTTACCTAATCCACCCATAACTTTTCCAACTTTACCACTCTTACCTTCAAGTTTTTCCATGGAGTTTCCAGTTTCATCTACTTTTTTATCCACTTTAGATAATCCATCTAAAACTTCTTTGGAATCTAATTTAACACTACCCTGCAAATCAAATACATCACTCATTTTTTCACCTCCCTTTTGTTAAAATAAAAAAGAGAGATTATCTAATTAACTAAAGCTAAACTAGATAAAGTCTCTAATGCACTATTTCTTATTTTTTCTTTTTCTACTTGTGATATCTCTATATTATTAGTTTTGGGTATTCCACCAATTTCATTTTTATAATCTATATAAGACATAGCCTTTCCTTCAAATTGTAATAGTATATTATCAAGACAATATCTCATATATGTTCTATCATCTATAAACCCTTCTATAACATCTGTGATAATATATAGAGAATCGTTTATATCCATTTTTTCTATATAACTAATGCAACCAGTTTTTAAAAGAATATAATCTAAATTAATGCTCATATCCGAAAGCTGATTGCTTATTTGAAAAAACTTATTATACTTTTACATTTAACAATTTCTTTAATCATTTCAATAGTTTTATCTAATTCTTGCACTTCTATTTCTTTTACATTTTTATTAAATATAGTTGCTAATGCTTTATATACCTCTTTTTCTGCACTTGGCAATTTACTTATAAACTCATATAAAATATCCGTTCCTAAACTATTTTGTTTTTCTTCTAGTGCAACTAATTTTTCTTGTATTCCATTATCCTTAAGTAATATTTTATTACTTACTATCTCTTTATCATCATCACTTAAATTAATATATTCATCTTTTCCACCACAATCTTCTAAAATTAATTCTCTTAATTTTTTATATTGTTGTTCAGATTCCTGTTGTATTTTAGTAAATTCTCCAATAACTTTTACTAATTCATTTTTCATATTTAATTTATTTATTACTCTTAACACCATCATTGCTTCACTTGTTGTTATTATTAATTCATTATTTTCATTTATCATTTTTACTAACTTCCTTTCTAATCTTTAATAATTTTATTAATCTTCTAGTCTTCAAAATAGAAGACTAAATTAAATCATCAATATAAATAAAGAGATAGATTTTACTCTATCTCCCCTAAATTACTGCTTTAGGCATATAAATTCTGAATGGTTTTTCGTTGCTATTAAACTTATAACATCCGTTAAATGTCATAGCAGTACTAGCTTCATCATTGTCTTTAGTTTCAAAACCAATACCTTCAGCATTATAAGCATTTAAAATATGTATAATAATTGAGTCAGAACTTCCATGTTTTTTGCCTACTATTAACAAATCTTTGTAATCAGCAACATCTATTGTATCCGATGGTTCGTAGACATCAAACTTAGTAGATGTATTTTCAACCTTCTTTACTAAACTAGCTTCTAATACAGTTTTATTAAAATCAAGTATTTCTGCCTCAGCCTTAACATCCCACTTCATAACTCTTTGTAAACCTGATATCTTTCTTTCTAAAGCTCCACAATGTTCAATATCCCTAATCTCGGGTTTGGCTTCAAATTTTAAAGAACCTTTAGCAAGACCTAATTCTTTATCCTTTATAGTGGTCATTACTGTATCTAGTCCAGTAGTTAAGTCAAATGTTCCGTAATACAGAACTGCACTATCGACAAGAATATTCATATCTTTAATATCACTCATGTAAACACGTCCTTTCTAATAATTTAAAATATAAAATTGTAGAACTATATTCTGCTTATCTTCATCTATATAACTAGAATAAAAAGCATTTTGTTTTATAATCCTACAATCATTAAAATATGTTTTATTCAATTTTGTTTCTAATTCCATTGCTAATCTCTGCATATTTATTTTTTTATTTTTAGTACCCACTAATCTTAATTCTAATGTTAAATCATCTCGATATGTATTATCTTGGATAGAGTCACCTATCTTAGCAACTATACCTATATTATTAACAAAATCAAAATAACTTGGTAATTCATCTAAAAATATATTATCATATGCAATTAGATTAATTATATTCTCTTGTATAACCTCTAAATCTACCATTTAAGCACCTCCTAATCTTCTATTTTTGCTAAGTGCTTTTTAAGTATTTCTACAACTTGCTCATGGTTTTCTCTTAAAGTATCTCGTAAATAAGATGTATTTTCGAACTCAACTTTTGGAGCATATATTAAATCACTACCCCAAACAATTTCTGTTTTATAGCCATCACCTTCTATAGAAGTTCCTATACTTTTCTTCAAATCTCCACTCTTGACAGGAGTATTAGATTGTATATTAGCTAACTCGGTAATACTAATTTCCTCAGATGCTTCTTGAACTACATCCTTATACTTATTCATTACTTTTTTTAGATTATTTACTTTCTTCATGACAATACCTCTACATCTACAGATTTAATAGCATAGAGATTATATGTATTCCAAAGAATAACCTTTTCTATAGAATAAATTTTATTATCCATAACAATAATATCCTTAACGTTTAAAATTCCATCATGATACATTTGGAAATCTGCTATTATATCTTCTCCAAATACATATTTTATTGATTTTATATCCATTGGTTGTATATTTACTCTATAACTATTACCATCCTTTTTATAACCTTCATCTACAAGTTGTCCTATTTTATTTTTGACTTTAGTTTTAATGGTAGTTTCTATGGTTTTATTTTTAAAAAATATCATATTAGCACCACCTTAAAATAGCTTAATAAAAGGTCTAGGAAGTAACAATTTAACTTCGTCACTTATAAATGAGTTGGAGTTACTATTAAAACTAATAGATTGTCCTCCCTGAGAAATAGAGCTAATATTAGATATTCCATTATTAACTTCTAATACATTTTTATAGTTATTTATTATTACTTTAATAGCCATAGCATAATTAGATTTAATATAATCATCTGTCCATTTTTCTTTACCTATAACATTTAAGTAATTCCCAATAGAATTTATAGCTATTTGTTCTAATTCTAAATCAGTGTACATTTTATCAATCTCCTCTCATTTTAAAAGATAGGGTAGGAGATCATTCCCCTACCTTTATTAATTAAAACTATTTCTTAAATTTAGCTAGTACAACTTTAGAAGCATTAGATACTACAGCAGTATATATTTCATCTACAGATAAAATTGTACTTCTCTTTAAAGTATCTCTTTCAGACTCTAAATTAACATTTCTCTTTAAATAAACTGTTAATGCAGGTGCTTCAGAATCCACTTCTTCATCACTCTCTAATTTAACTATAGGACAAGTATAAAATGCAGAAGTTACATCTAGTACAACTTTCTTAGAAGGTACAATGTGAGTATTACAAATCATACCTATTTCTCCTGTCATTACAACATTACCTGGATATTTATCAGCAGAAATAAAGTTCGCATCTTTTCTAAGGTCAGTTACTTGCTTAGGATTAACGAACATTACCTTTTCTCCATTAACCTCTTCATCGAATAAATCTATAGCATCGACAACACCATTATATGCAATTTTAGACGCTGAACCATCAAATGTTAATGTAGTTGCTCCTAATAATGCAGTCATGCAATCATTATCTACTTTACTAGCTATAGATTTTGCTAATTGAGAAGTCGCTTGACCTACTGGGTCTCCATATCCAGATAAAACAGCTTCATCTGTTAATTCAACCGCTTTCATTGCTTTCTTAACAGTTGCAGTAGTAGAAGTTACAGTTAATATAGTAGTACCACAAGCAACTCCTTCAGCTACATCTTCTGCATCTCCTATGTATGCGTATGCAGGTACACTAATAGTATTTCCTGCAACACCAGTTAAAGTTGTATCTAGTTTTGCAAAAGGTGTAACTACGATTTTCTTTGATATCTTAGCATCAATTATATCTGCCATCACCTCTGGGTTAATTAAGTTTGCTATTTTTGTTTGTGCCATATGTAAAACACTCCTTTTTATTCGTTATAGTAGGCTTATTTCTTTAGTGTCTAAATCACCTTATAAAAAGACATAATAAAAGTAACTAATAAAGAGATATATCATTTCACTCTTTTCTTAGTTACTCATAATTGTGTTATATTCTTCAGGATTACTTTCTTTAAATTCTTGCATAAATTTATAACCCTTACTTAATAATTTATCTTTAGTAATAGTTTTAATGTTTAAATCTTTGTTATTTTTAGGCTTATAACTAGATTCATTTAATCTTTCATTTACTTTTAAATTAGTATTACTAGAAATTATATCAGTAAAGAACTCTATATTTTTAGTAATATCCTCTTCATTTTCAGAAAGAATAAATTTCATTAGTCTAGTATCTAAACCTTTTTCACCTAAAGTATCTTTATACTTAGATTCTAAGTCTTTCATTTTCATTTGTTTTTCCATAGCTTCATATTTAGCTTGTATTTCTTCTAATTTAATCTGCTCTGAAGTTTTACCTTCATTAGATTTAGACTTTATAGCTTCATCAATCAGCTTTTGAAGGTTATTTTCTTTAAAAGTATTAACTCCTTTGGATACTGCTCTATCTTTTTCACTAGTCCAATATCCCTTTATTTCTTTATTCTCTTGCAAGAGTTTTGTAAAGTCCTCTAATGCTATCGCATTAACATCAAAGTCCTTAGCTAAAGACTTTATTTCTTCGTGTTCTTTTAAAGTGTCAAGCACTTCTGCTTCATCCTCTAAATTTTCTATTAACTTTAATAATTCATTTTTCTTCATTTTATAATCTCCTTTCGCCCTAAGTAGTCTTTAATCCTACCTAGTTCATAAAATAATTTTTTACATAAAAATAGACCCTTTAAAGGTCTTGTTCTGATTTCCATTCTTTATAAGTTTTATAACTTGTTTTCTCTTTAGTTTTATTATCTAGTCTTGTCTTAGGCTTATAATCCTTAGAAGGTAAACTAATATAACAACACCTACAACCAACATGAGTATCATCAATAGGCATAGGTCTACTATCATCATCAGTTCTAAAAACTTTACCGTCTAACGAAGCATCATAGTCTTCAGTTTTATCGTCTAAAGTTGCAGACCACATAACATATTCAATATTATGATCTTCTTGAAAAGCTTCATTAACTTGGTTCATTACTCTACTAGTTTCATTTTGAACTAACCTTTTAGTGTTAAAAGCATTAGAATTAAATCTAGTCTTAACTACCTTCTCAATCTCATTTAGATTTATTTCTCCATTCAAGAATTTCTTAATTTCTACTCTTAGAGCTTTAGCAACTTTGTTTTTATTATCCCAAATTCTATCTGAATAATTTTTACCCTTAATAGTCTTTTTAATAATCCTATTAAGTGCTTTATCAGTAACCTTTTTTAGTTTAAAATTAAGTCCTAAAGATAATGTATAGGAATTTGAATAATATTTATCTAATCCTATAGTAGTTAATATATCAGTAGCCTTAGATATTTCATCCTTGATTTGACTTTTAAATATATCTACTATAACATTATTTAGCTTCTTATTAAGTTTAATCTTTTCACCGCTGCTTAAATCTAAAATATTGTCTGCAATAGTATAAGTTAATATTATTTTACCTATTTCATTCAACAAAGTATCTCTATCTTTCTTTTGTTTACTTAGAATTTTATTAATTCCATTATCAGATAGATTATATAACTCTTGATTAAATTCTTCAGTTAAATCCACATAAAATTGTTGGTCTTTAGATAGTTTCATCATCTTCACCTTCAATACTATCTAAATCAACTTCACCACTCTCCAAGATATCATTAATCTTTTTCTGATATTCTGCTATTAATACATCTTCCTCTAGTTTCCTTATTAACTCTTCTCTACCATTAGTAACATTAGATAACCTCTCTAATCCAGTTTGAATAGACAGTTTACCATTAAGTTGACTTACTATTTGAGCAGTTTCTACATCATTACTAGGCAAGTTTAATTGTGGCATGATAAGAACATCTTTATAGTTATAATTAGCACCATTTGCAATATTAAGATATTTAAATAGAAACTTCAATCTAGTTCTTATACAATTAATCAAACACTGATTTTGAGTTGTTATCTTTATTCTTAAACAGTTCATTCTTGTGGCTAACATAGTACCAGAGGTATTGGATTGAATTTGGGTCTGATTATCTATGTGTTGGGCAACTCTATAAATATCTTCCTTAATAATATTTCTATATGTATTATAAAAATCACTAGATATATTCTTTACTAAAAACCCTACATCTCCCCTTTCAGGAACTTGTAATATACCCATTTCTTTCATTTTTCTAGCATCTTCATCTTCTATACTTGTACCTATCATCTTTAAATAGGCTAATCTAGTATCACCTATTTCATTACTCCAATCGGACATTAACAATTCATAGTTGTCTTGGAGACTCTTAACATTGTGATATAAAGTATCGCTAATACCGTTTGGTAATGGAGCTATACCTACAGGACATTTCTTAAAAATATGTTCTTTTGGTTCTTCCACCTCTTTAAAATCCTCATTAAAATGATATATACATTCATCATCTATAACATCCATATATAATTTATCGTCTAAATCCTTATAGTAGAAATACATAAACATTTCAACTTCATTATTTTGATTTTTATATACTACAGAATTTAAAGGGGTATATGTACTAATCTTGAATTCTCTTTCCTCATTTTCACCTTCTATATAATATAATTCGTAGGCTTCACTAAAGGTCAACATGGTATCTGCTAATTCAGTATTCAAAATTTCATTATATACATTATTATTTATCTCTTTTATCATTTCATTGTTTCCACTTTTGCTTGAATAAGTTATTGGCATCCCTACCATAAATGATACTTCTTCAGCAATAAATGTTTTAATATAGTTATCTTGCAATACTCTATTACTTCTATCTGTCTTAATATAACCATTTACAATATCGGTTTTTCCTATCTTGTAATTTTGCATCTTTTGATATCTATTTTTATTAGCTTTATATTTATCGTACATCTTTTTAGCTATTTCTTTATCATATAACATTTACTTCACCTCCTATTATTTGCATTAAAAAAGACAACTTCTATGTAATAAAGTTATCTTGCTAATTGTTTTTATTTTATCTAATCTTTGTACACATTCAGCCAAACAATCTGGCATATCATCATGTACACTCTTTGCACCTACATATTCTTTAATTTGTTCTATTGCTTCAGCATCTTCATCATTAAAAATAACTTGTCCTAGATTGACTTCTCCACAAATTCCATCAATCTTATCAAATTTATTTGACCTCTGCATAGTATTTTCAAATTCTATTTTTCTATTTTTTAAATTTATATCTTTTGAAATTTCTTCTTTAATTTTATCTACATCAAACCCCATATATAAGTTTTTCTCTATCCAAACATATGATATATCTGGATAATCTTTTAAAAGTTTTATAGTTTCTTTTATATATTCATCTCTGTCTAATCTACCTATCATAGCTTTTCTAATATATTTTATATTTGTATCGCTCTTAGAACCTATACAAAATGCACTATAGTCAGCTTTATTAGATTTACTATTTGCAGGGTCTATACATAAAATTGTAGTCTTAAAATTATGACTTTCTATCTCTTTTGGGGTTTCAGTTATTAATGTTTTAAATCTTCTTTCACCCTGACAAGATGTATCTCCTTGTACCTCTTGCTTGAATGAAATTGGATTTTCATAATAACTTATTGCATAGTCTAAACAATCCCAATATTCACTCCATAATAAAGGATATTGCATTTCTTCTTTGTGTTGAAAATAATATTCTTTAGCATAATCAAGTGCATTTTCTCCATATTCTTTTTTATTAAATAAGATATTATGAAATTCTAACCATAAACCACTATTAAATAATTTATCTACATCATCTACTAAAACACCTTTTTCATGTCTTACTCTCCAAGTTGGTAAATTCTTTAATCTACTATAGAAACAATCATTATTTTGTACTGTTCCTACTGCAACCATAGTACAATTTCCCTTCTGAATAGCATATTTAACATCATCATTAAATCTCTTCCATTTTTTATCCCTTTGGTCTTGTGTAGCTATTTCATCATCTTTCTGATAATCATCAAGTAGTAATAATTCTATTCTATGATTAGCATAAGATTTACCTCTAAGAGTAGATGAAGCACTAATAGATTGAATCATGGTATGATTGGCTAGTTCTACTTTTTCAGCATTAACAGTACATTTTTTTATATCATAGAGCTTTCCAAAAGATTTTTCTATTCTACTATTACCATCTAAAGCTATCTTTATATTTCTAATAAATGTTTCTGCTGTATCTCCTACTGCACTAGCTATAACAGTATAAGTCTTATACTTATATACACTACACCAAATCGCTAAAGCTAGTGATATAAATGTACTTTTTCCAGTACCTCTGGGAAGTAGATATTCTAGTTTATCATAGTTGTTTTTCAACACAGCTTCTTCGATTTCTTTCCATATTTCTCTATGTATTATTGCTATTTCTGCTTTATCTTCTCCTACATATATATTATATAAGAAGTACATACAGAAAAATTCTAATGACCTTGAGCCTAATATGTATGCATATCCATTTTTATTAAATAGATTTTTATTATTATTTAATATTATTTCAGTTTTTTCTTTAGCATCATCAGATTCATAGCCTTCTTCTTCTATTAAAAATTTATATGTATAATCTGCTATTAATCTAATTCCATAGTCTTCTTCTGTTTTATATTCTTTACCTTTATATTTAATCAAGGCTACTCCTCCTCTCATTTAATTTTTTGCATTAAAAAAGAACCTATAAATAGGCTCTCTACTTGAATAATTTAAATAAATCCCAAATTGAAAATGTAGTCTTTCTATATACTTTATTGTACATAGCTTTCTTAGGGTCTCTTATCCAACCCATCCCCTTTTTACCATAGCCAGGTATAATAGCTTTCTTTACTTTTCTTTTTAGCTTTCCTGTAGTTCGAGCTTTAATACTTTTCTTAATAGATGGTTTTCTCATTCCAATTTTCATTATTATTTCCCCTCATATTCATTTTTATATCTATAATATGTCGGCTTAGTTATTCCTAATAATCTCATGCATTCACTAGGTTTAATATCACCAGAAAGTACTCTTTTATATTCTTTTGTAAATTTATCAAAACTTAATACTCTAGGTCTACCATAATCAGACCACTCACCACGAGCTTTTTTAGCTTCTATACCTTCACGTTGTCTTTTTTCCTTCTTCTCTAATTCAGCTTGTGCAAATGAAGCATACATTTCTATAAGCATATTATTTATAGTTTCCATAATCATAGATGCTATTGAGCTATCTTTTGGTAATTCTGTTAGAGTAGTTGGTATCTCTAAAACCATTAATCTTACTCCCATGTCCTGCATCTTTCTTATTTCTTTAAGGATAAGTTGCTTATTTCTACCAAGTCTATCAAGCTCAGTTACTATTAAAGCTATAGATTCATCTGGATTAACTTTCTTTATTAATTCAATATCGTTAATTATTTTATCGTAAGATGGTCTATTGAAGTTTTTACCTGTTTCTTGGTCAGTATAAATTTCATTAACTAATACTATATTTTCTTTTGCTATAAAATCATTAATTTCAGATATTCCTCTATCTAAGTGCTGTTCTTTAGTTGAAGTTCTATGATAAGCAAAGTATAACATTTTAATACCTCCTCGAGTTTTAAAAATTATAAAAAATTTTATGTAGCTAACCGCCCAAAATTACAAGGGGTCTATTTTAGAAGTACCCCCTCTGTTCTTTTCTTTATAATTATATTCTACTCTTAAGGTATCAAAATGTCAACATACACTTTCGATACCTTTTAAATTGTTTTTATGCTCTACAAATGGCTTAAGTAGGTTATCAATTCATAGTATCATTAAGTATACATTTTGATACTAATAATAAATCAATATGTTAAGCGCCTTTAGTCTTAGGTCTAGGAATAATAATGTTATCTTCTTTTATCTCCGCTAATACATCATCCATATTTTTAATTTCTGTTTCTTTATTACTATCACCATTAGATTGCTCTATCTTAGTTGTAGTGTTACCAAGTATTCTATTAATTAGGTATTGATTAGCATCTAGCCTTACTTTATCACTACTATTCTTATCATTTGCTATATCTATAACATTTGCTATAGCTTGACCTAACTTATTAACTAATAATTCATTTGCACTATCAATTATTCCAGATTGAAAATCTAATGAACGTTTCTTCCATTCCGCCTTAAAATCCTCATTCTTTTTCCACTTATATATAACTCTACTTGTACACCCTGCTTTACTCGCTATCTCCTCAATAGTCATAGTTCCAACGACTAAATAATCTATAACTTCTAATTGTTGTTGAGTCAACATAATAAATCACCTCCTATTCATATATTCACCAATCCTTCATACTATATATGGTATATAAATTACATATAAATCTATAATAACCACAATATATAGTACATGTTATACTTATTAAATAATAATTATTATTGTTAAAAATAAATAACACAAAAGAACCTATTAATATCACTACTAATAAGCTCTATCTATTATTAATTAATTTCCATATACACTATAGAATCCTTGTTTAAATATAAATAACCCTTTATATCATTTCTATTTGTAACTGGTATTCTTATATTATTATCTTTAAATCTTTCTCTCCAAAATCTAATATCCATATAACTATCTACACTTATTAAATATTGGCAAGGTGCTAAAGTACCTAAATCAATAGATTTACCATTAACAAATTCTATATGTATTTTTCTATTAAACCCTCTATACTTTTCATCCAAAATTCCACCCATCACCAAAGGATTAATATTCAATTTTTCTAATTCAATTATACTTTCCATTCAATATTACCTCTTTCTATACTCTCTAACTTTACCATTAATCTCTCGACTAACTTGCATATATCTAGTTAGATTAACAGTAATTTCTTCTCCCTGTAACATTCTTTTATATTTATCATTTATTTCTTTAGATTCTTCACTCTTTTGAAAAATAAATATAACTTCATTGTCCTCTACTTCTTCTCTATACTCTAATCCCATCGTTACAAAATATATAACTTTATTAATACTTCTTGCTATAAACTCTCTATCAAAATCTACCATCATTATCTACCAACTTTCTTTTTATTTTTAATCGCATTTTCATGTTTTTCTTTTCTCTTAACTGATTTACTAACAAATTCATTTTTACCCTTAATATTTTTACCTTCACATTTTAACTCTAATTTTAATAATCTTAACTTTTCTTCTATATCCAAATTCTTATAATTACGTCTTAACTCTCTAATATCTTTAATTAAAAAGTAATAGTTATTACTGATTCCCAATACTATAACACTTCCTTCTCTCTTATCATTACACTTACTCTTACAATTTTCTTAATCTCATCATGATAAGTTAGCACATTATACTTTTTATACTTGTCCTCAAATTTCTTGACTTCTTCTAAGGCTCTTATGTACTCATCATCATTAGTATAAAAATATTCATGCATATAGTCTTTAATAATATCTTGCATTATATAATTACCTCCATATCACAAGTAATAAATCCATAGTTATTTCCAGTATAATATTTTATATTTTCTCTTCCAAATTCATTTATAAATACTTCTATATCATTCCAGTATTTCTCACAATCTTTGATATTAACTAAATTATAAACATGGTGATAATACTTTCTAACTTTCATTTTCTATTACCTCCACCATGATTGATATAACCTCACCTTTACTATGTACTTCTGTAACTTTAACTTCTCTATATGTATCTCTTAAAACTTCTATCTCGTGATAAACTTGCATTAAGTCTTCTTGTCCATTTATATCCCAAACATAATTCTTAACATTCATTTTCTCTATTCCTATCTTTATATTCTATTCTTATATATTCCAACTCTTATCTCTCCTCTATACTCTTTCTTTTATTTTCTAATTCAACTTTCTTCATATCTAACCATGCACCAAATAATCCTCCAAGTTTAAAAACTCCACACAAAAATACAATTGCTAATGTTGGAGCAGCCATTGCTAAAATCCCTATAAATATATATCCTATTGCTTCCATTTTTCTTTACCTCTCTTTCCTATTTCTTTTTCATCATATACATAACATTCTTAATCCATTTTTGAGCCTTTAAATATTTGTTATAGCTTATAGTAATGTCTTTAAAATCAGAACTAGCATTTAGCCAATTCATCTTTATGTCACTATACCCCTCTTGCTCTGTATCAATATAGAACTTTACTCTTCCATCCTCTTCTACTGCATTTATGTCCATATCATTCATTTTCATAAATATTGCTTCTTCTATTCCATATATCTCTTCCATTACTCTTACCTCTTTCTTTTTTATTATTTGATTTTCATTAGTATATGAGAATTAAAAAATATTATAAATCCTCATAAATCTTTTTATACCTGCTTATATCAAATTCTTCAAATAAATCTTCAATATTTGATATATCTCCTAGGCTTTCTATGTACTTATCCCAATAATCTGTTTTAATTTCATTTTGATTGAGTATAGGATTATGCCGTTCTATCATCAAACTTTCTAAACAATATGATTTCTCTCTAGTATCAAGCTGAATAAAAAGCACTTTATCTAATTCCATATCATGAAACCATTTATAAACTCCCCAATGTTTTACAACATTACCATTAAAATATTGCACCATACGGTTTTTTAAATTGTTAGTACTTCCAATCCTAAGTATTTTATTATTTTTATCAATCAAGTAGTAGACACAATTAAAGCTATCTTTATTTCGGTACTCTACCCACTTGTCCTTATTTTCTTTATAGTAAGTTTTTTGATACTCTAAATAATCTTTATTACCTTCTCTATACTTTTTACATCTTTCTCTTTGTTTTCTATTTATTTCTTCTCGATGTCTTTCTCTATATCTTTTATTATTTTCTTTTGTCCTTTTTTTATATTCTTCTGTGTCCTTATTTCTTTCGTACCAGTCATTTTTTCTTTTTTCCATCTTTCATTCTGCACCTCTTCCTCAATAAATAAAAGAGTCGGAATAAATCCAACTCCTAAATAGTCCTTACAATATCTACAAATCTATAACCTTGGTCAAATATCGCATACCCTTGTCCCCATATGCAACTATCTTCATGAACTGCATACTTACAAAATAAATCTTTATCTTTATATTTCTCTAGTTCTGAAATATTAGATTTAATATCTTCCCAACAATCCTTTAATTCTTTTTCTTGTAATGCTCTATTATTATTTTCAATCTGTTCTTCTACAGTATGTACTTTTCCTATTATTTCATCATCCAAAAATTCCATATCATATTTTTCACTTATGTACTTTTCTAGTTTTTCTAGTGAAGTTAATTCCTCATTTAAATAAATCATATTATTCTACTTCCTCCACTCTATTTTCATTGAATAAAATTAAATATTTTACACCATCTTCGTATAGAGTTAATATCATATCTTCACCAGTGTACACATGATACTCTTCAATATCCTCTAAATCAAACAGGTCTGCTCCCTGGTGACACAACAATCCATTCATGATATAAAAATCATTATCTTCTTTACACTCTTCTAACATATCAATAATAGTTTTTTCTAGAATTGATGCTTTATGAATTTCATAATCTTTACAAGTATATTTTTTATATACTTCTCTCACATATAACATTGTAACTGAACATAAAGTTTTTTCTGATAGCTCTTCTTCATTTTCAAATCTTTTTACTGTAATAATTTTATAATCATTTTGTTTTTCTTCGTTATAAATATTAAATTGAAAATAATCGTCTAAATAGCTCCATAACACTTTACAATTTAAAATTATCCTCAGGTCTCTTCTAACCTCATTCATCATTTCTCTTCTTTTATTTACCGTTTCTAATCTTTCTTTCATTATCACCTTAGCTAATTCTCTTCCGTCAACTTCAAAAGTTAAATTCATTTTTTCCATTTCTTACATCCTTCTTTCTTCATCTTTATTTTTAATATTTTTATATAATAAAAGACTCTACATGAGAGCCTTAAATATCTTGAGGAACGGTTTTTTTACAAGAACCGTAAAAACTTAATGAACAATCTACACAACTACAGTTTTAATAAACTGTATAATACATACTTAATATGCACTAACAATTTATTAAATACGGTTTTATGGACTATGAGATTACCGTAAACTCTTAATAATCTAACAATAGTAATTAATACTACAGGTCGATTCACAACCTTGCGACTCATGGAAGGTTAGATTTAAGACAATTTAAGCATTATGTCCGAGGAGTGAGGGATTGTCTACCCCTTGTAAATTATCAAACAAAATTTTATATGACAAGATTAACAAAATATTATAAGGTCTTTATAATAAGATGCTATCTCAAATTTAAAAGCCAGTTTAATTAAAAACTGTATGCAAATTATAAAAATATTAATTTATAATCTCTAACAATTTTTAATTTTGGACATAATAAAAGGCTTAGTATTTAAACTAAGCCTGTTGAGATTTATAATATTTATTAATTATTAGCTTTGAATTTGCTCTTGTTTTTAATGTCATTTCTCTAATATTAGTAAATCCATCTATCCAAGCATCATCAATTTTACAAATGTATTCTTTATCTTGTATTACAGTATAAAATTCAAATGTATATAATAGACATTCATGAGGGTTAATATTTTCATATTTGAATTTATTAATGTCTATATCTAAATTAGATAAAACTATATTATACTTATCTTCTAATTGAATTACAAATGTATCACTATCACTGTTTATCATGCTAACTAACGCAAATTCAATAGATGGTTTGAAATCTATATTCCCATATTCAATTTCATATTTTTCATGTTCTCCATCTTTATTTTCAGCTTTTGTTACTATCTTCATATCTCCAAAATCTTTTAACAACATCATACTCACCACCTCTCACAAATTAACATTTCTACAAAAGTATTTATTCAATCTCTATACTCTTTCAATAACAATAACCTTATTTTGATCTCCACATTTTATCTTACCGTCTAATACTAATTTATCATTAGCATGATCTACAATTTCTTTAACTCTAAAATTACCTATATTACTATTAACATAAGGTGATGGTTCTAGTTCTACTAACATATAATTTAGTTTATCTTCATAAAGAGCCAATCTTTCTTTTGTATATATTTTTCCAATTTCAATATCAAAATTTACTACTTTTTTATCTATTCTAACTCACCTCTCCCCCATATTTATACTTCTACAAAATTCATTAATATCCTTCATTTTACAACTCAATAATTAATTTTAAACTTTTTTCATAAAAAGTGTTGATATTGCAAAAATAATATGTTATAGTATATTTAGATAACTATTTTGTATTTTAAAAACAAATAAAAAAGTAGAAGACAGTTTGGGGAACTGCCAACCTTTTGTAGTAGATCTACATAATTGTTAAACATTATTTTAAACTATAAATTTTCTTCTTTAGTTAAATATAGAGGATAGTAACCCTACCCTCTAGTTGATATTTTTTACATTGTTCCAACAAACAATTTATACTAGTATTATCCTAATATTAAGATAGAGAAGATTTCAATTTACTATCTACTCTCTTCCCTATTAAAGCATAATGACCAATGTACCTCAAACCTTGATTGATACTATGTTTAAGCCACTTTTTTCTCTTGAGAATCTCCCCCTTCTACAAACATATCTAGCAACTTTTCACCATATGTATCAAACAATATTTCTAAAGTTAAAGACTCTATTCCACTTTTCTTTTTAACTTTTCCATTTTTCTTAATAGTATTAAGACATCGCTTTAATATCCCTGTCATATCAGCTTTTGTTATCTTAATACTTTTTAGTATTTCTATAGTTTCTTCTTTTACATAGTTAATATTTCTATTTTTATCTTTATAGGATAGTTCATCGTTCATTTTATAGCTATTAATCACAATATCTAAATTTTTTAGTAAATCTACAATTACTTTAACCACTTTTTCATCTGCACTATGCTTACTCTTTTTTATTAACTGAATCACTTGTATAGTTCCTACTTTTTTCTTATTATCAACACTGTCAACTTCTATTTCTAGCCAATCCATCGGAGTGTCCATTTCTACATATATTCTTTCTTTCCACTCTTTATATTTTTTATCCATATCTTTAAGCAGCTTAATTAATTCCTTATCCTTTTTATCAATCTCCTGCGTTGTAATACCTTTTTCTTTCGCATACTTTTCTATAGTTTCTTTATATAGTTTTCTCTTATAGTTTTTATTAACTTTATTTCTAGCTTTCTTACTTTCATTATCTCCCACATATTTAAAGAATCTTGGTTTTAATTTTCTTGAGTCATATTTTTTAAGTTCATTCTTTTTGAGCTTTATGCACATTTTAACGAAATCTATTCTATCACTCATGAGAAATATTTTATGATTTAATTTATTAACACATTTCAGAACATCTCTATCACAGGTTTTTATTAATCTTTTCACTGCATATTTTCTTATTTTTATTAATGAATTATATTCTTTTATCTCACGTTGTAAACTTTTTATACTCTTCCTTAATCTTTGCACGTCATAATCATCAACCATCTTCAAATCTTCCTTCATTTGTGCTAATTCCTTAGGTACATTTAAATCTTCAAATTGTTTTTTAGCTTTATCAATCTCGACATTAGAAATAGAGGTTAACTTACTGCTTCTATTATATAAGTCATTAATATATTCATTGTCATCACTTTTATTATAAATTAAATGATTCATAAGGCTATTGATTTCCTGGCTAAGATTTACTACACTACCTATATAATTTTGACTTATTATATGGTCTATTTTAGCCATATTCTCACCATTCATAACCGCTAAATTAGTACCAGTATTTTTTATTCCATTTACAGATATAGGAGTTGTAAATTCAGCTTTATCAGTTTCTTTCTTTATTCTCTTACAAGCATTTAATATAATAGGTTCTTTAGTCAATAACACAGAATCAATATCAAAATCCATGCCTGAATATGTAGATAAAATAGGATAATTAATACTATTTATAAATACTATGTTATTGGTGCATTTAAAATAAGTTTCTAATTCTTCAACTTTTTTATTAACTTGTACACCTACACAACCAGTATTTGAATGTGGGTTTCTGAAGCCACAAACCTCATCACCATCTTCAAATCTAGCACAGTATAATTCATTATCCTTTAGGCTTAGACTATCACCATCAAACTCTCCTATGGTAGAATACAATAATTCTAATGGATTACCACATGCTACACAGTAATCACCTTCTATTTTTGCCTTTCCTTTTCTTAATGTATTTATATAACTATTTATAAAGTTCCTTCTATAATCCTTAAATACTTGAGTATGTTGAAAATCACTATTTCTTTTTACTAGTTCTACAAATGCACTATTTACATCTATACTTCTATCTGCTTCTAATTCTTCACTTTCTTCTTCTGTAGGATTTAAATAATTATCTTCTATAGGACTATTAACCTCACTCATAAAGAATTCTAAGTCATTTTTAAGTCTATTAATATATTCTATTTCTGGTTTAACTAATTGTTTTATTTCATCTTTTTTAAATGGAATTGTATTAACCATCTGATAACTAAGTCTTTGATATTTTCCATCTTCTAAGTGACTAGGCTTATCTACTTTTGCAATTCCAAATTTATTATCAGCTTTATCTTTCCAGTAATATAACCATGCTTTATCACCATATTTTTCATAAGGCTTATTCCCTTCAGCATCTTTATATTCTATGCATTGTTTATTACTTTTATTGATTTTAATACTGCTAGGAGTTGTTATTAACTCTATATCTTTTACTTTTATCAGATTACCAAAAATATCTTTAATCTCATAGGTTTCATAGTCATAGCCTTTTCTATTACAATAACTACTATAAAACTCCTCAAGTTCTGAATTGAATCCTGCACACTTTAAAAATCTATTTCTTAAAAGTGCAACTCCATGTTCTTTAAGCCATTCAGATTTGTCAAATATTTTCTTAGAGAGAAGTCCTTCACCATCCCAAATACTATTTGTCTCCATAACTTCTCTTGTTTTTGTTTCTAGTTTTTTACCTTTTAGCCATGTTTCAGACATCTTCCAAGGAAATACACTTTCAAAATCTTCTACAACTAATATATTCTTTGGATTAATTTCTATAAGTTCTTCCATAATACTACTTAATGGTAAACTCTCATAGGCTCTTATAGATGCTATATCTATCTTACCTGTATATTGTAAATCCATTCTGCTCCAATCTAGTGCCTTTTTACATATATCCTTTTTAATAAATAAATCTTGTCCTACTCTAGCTTTACCACCACTTCTCTTCCAGTTTACTATTTCATTGTTATTAAATTTAAGGTTTACTATTTTTATTTTTACTATTTTACATTTTTTATTCTTACCATCGAATTTAACTATTTCCTTATCCACTTTAACCACATCCTTGTTAGAAATATAAGTTAAAAATCTTAATTTCTTACTACTCAATTCTCCATCTTTTCCTTTATATTTATTTTTATATTTAACATTTATAATATCTAATGTATACAGATTACCATTATCCATTTTTTTAATTTCTATATCTTTTGGTAAATCTGACATTGCTAGTTCATAGCACCAATCTAATTTCCCTTTGAGTAATTTCTTTAAAAACTCCTCTTTGACTTCATAATTTCCTTTTTCTTTATTTTCCTTATATAGCCAACACGCTTCTATACTTGGTATGTATAAACCTTCTTTTAAATCTTCTATTTTTATTCCATTATTTTTCATTCCTTCTTCATTCCTTTCTGAATTTAATTTGAATTATTATTTGAATTATCTGTTGCTATGTAGCTCTTTATTTATCTCTGTTAAGTCTATATGTAATTTCTCTGTGTCTTGAAATATGTAAATCCATCTGTTGTTGTCCTTTAGATTTTTCTCTTTATCTAAGAGTATGTTTCCTTGTGCTATTAACTGGTATGCTAATGATTTTTTATGTATTAAGTATGTTTTCATTTTTTATCACCTCCTCTCATGAATAAAATGTTATTTTTATGTGTTATGTAATTAATAAAGTAAATAGGCGTTTTTGGTTTGCCCAAGTGGCTTACCTTTTGTCGCCATGTCAGGATATTTTAGAGGTAGTAGGAACGTAGTGACTTACTAACTCTAAAATATCATGAGTAAGTGTACAAAAGGTAAAAGAACGTTATATTGGGGCTTTCCCCCTCTTTAAAAATGTTCCTAATCGGTCACATTTGTTAAATTCACCCCCTTTGCCCCAAACCCCTAGGTGATATTATGTATTAACTTTTCATACCTTTTTCCCCTTCAAACCGTTGGTATTACTAGGTTTAAATAAATTTACTAGACATTAGGGTGCATTTATAACAACTCTATATATAATAGACATCCTTTTTTTGCACCATTGTGTCTACTAAATTCTTGTAAAGGCTTGATATTACTAGCTTTAGAGCCTAAAAAGGTATTAAAATTTGTATAGATATTTAACTTTTCCATCTTTGATAGTAGATATTTTTAATCTATTATCTTTTAGAAACTCTAGAAATTTAACATTGTTTATAATTCTAGTGAATGACCTTGAACCTATATCTAAAATATCCCTAATATCTTCTATAGCTCTTCTCTTTTTATCCCAATCATTTTCTATCCAATGTATTAACTTTTCTTCATTATTCATTTTCTTTACACCTTCCTCTTTGTTAATAGTTGGAACTTTATTTTTCTTATAAATATAAGTGCCATGTTTTTTAGTTGTTTTAACAATAAATCCACATTTATCTAAATCTTTTTTAAATGTATTCCAATTAATATATTTTTTATCTGACCATTGTATTGCATACTTTTCAACTAAGTATTTTTTATCTTTAGATGATAATTTTATTCCTATATACTTATCTTCTATGCAACTTGCAAGAATAATCTGACTCACACATTCACCTGTTAGATATATATTTTTATATTGGTCATATTCTAAAATTTCACCATTTGAATCAGTTGGAACTTTAATTCTTAAATACAATATATTGTTTCTAACTCTATTTCTTGCTTGTACTTGAGTATCTTCTTCGAGATTATCTATAATTACAACTTGTACTTTTTCATCTCTCAAATTCCATCCAGTTTCATATGCTCCGTTAATTATTAAAACATCTATGTCATCTGGTAATATACCATCGTCTAAAAGCTTGTCTTTTAATTGTATTTGTTTTTTACTCATTCTTTTTCTAATCTCACCAGTTTCTACATCTGTATATTTGTTGTTAATAGAACAGAGCCACTCTGCATTATATCCATAGCTATTAAGCATTTCTTTATACTTTTTACAACAAGATACTGTATTAGTATAAATTAATATTTTATAGTTCTTTTTTAACAATTCTTCCCTAATAGTTCCTAGCCATTTCACCTGATTTATTGCATGATTAAATCTAAAAATATATTTATTTGTATATCTTTTAATTGATTTTAATTCCTTTGTAGAAAATAAAGTTGTATGACTCATACACAATTCCCTCATTTGTAACCCTTGATAAACTTTATTAGGAGTTGCACTAATACCTATTGTTAATAAATTCTGTGCTAATGTAGGTAAATAATCTATTATGGTTTCATAGGTTTTATTTTCCTCATTATCAAATCTGTTTGCATACTTGAATAGATTATGTATTTCATCCATGATAATACATTCAAAGTATTTATTTATTATAGATTTACAAGCTTTACTTTTTAATAAAAATGATAGAGATGCATAAGTAATAACTATTATGTGTCCTACATTTCCTTCTAACATATCTTCAAGTGTGTTATCTTTCATTGCTCTTTTTAAATCGCCTTTTTCTAGTATCTTAGTAATACATTTTTCTTCAGTTTCTTTTAGAACACTATCTTTTAACATAGATGTATCACATATATATATAATTTTATTAAGCTCATTTATGTATTGTTTTTTACTGCCATAGTATATGTATTTATATGTATTTTCTAAAAACTTATTAAATATGTAATATGTCTTTCCACTTCCTGCAGGAGAATTTATTATATTTAATGTATTAAGAGCAAACTTTTTATTAAATTCATCCATTGCCTGGGTTAATGTTAATCCTTCTTTATCCAAACCTCATTCACAACCTTTCTAATTTAATTGATACCTACACCATTTATCATAAACTTCTCTAGTATCTTCCTTGTTAAATAAAAATACTAACCTATCTCTTCCATAATAAATATCTATTGGTTTTACATTATGTTTTATGTACATACTAACTTGTTTAATATTCACAATTTCAATAGTTTCCATATTAATTACATCCTTCCTAAGCTACCTTATGCTCTATCTTCTCTTCTCTTACAATTTTATTACCAATGTATACATAACTATTAGAGTCACAATATTTATATGTACTTATATCTGTCATTAATGCCCTATCTATGTACTTGTCTAGCTTATCTATGTCTAACATACATCCAACTGCTAAAGTTACGTATTTACTGTTGTACGTAGTTTTTACACCATCTTTTTTATAACCTATTGCATTAGAACCTACACAAGTTAATTTTTCTATGCCCATAACATTGTATGTATAAGGAAATATTAACTTAACTTCTATATCTTCCACTTTATTAAAATTAAATGTTTGCCATTTGTAAGCTTTTTCAAGTTGAGTAAACTTTTTATGGATAGACATTACATATTTATCAAATTCAGCTTTATTAGTGCATTTAACAACATTTTTACTATTCCATCTCCATTTATATTCACATTTATGTCCACTTGGATAATTAAACATGAACAATGCATTTAAAAATATAAATGAAGAATCTCTAGTAGCATTTTCTATAATATGTTCATAGTTTTCTGATACCCAAGCGTGAGTAAGTTCATGACCTATTGTTTGCCACAATTGTTTCTTATAATACTTAGTAACCGAAGTGTGGCTATGTTCTTTATAATAGTCATTTATAACGCTACTATTTATTTCTATAATCCACTTTTCTTCTGTGGCATCTTTATGTATACGTCCACCAATATGTTCCTCTAAATCCGAACTTTCTAATATAGTTACTGGATTATATAATAAAGGTTCTCGGTTATACTTTTTAACTACCCTTCTCATTTTCTTAATTTCTTTTTCCATTAAATCTTCTAGTAATGCTTGTCTTTCTTCCTTGTTCATTTACATCTCTCCTTGATGTCGGTCATCACCCATATATTTGAACTAATAAGCTCAAGCTTGTACACCTATTTTAGATGTACAAAATCAACCTATTACTATGCTATTCTCTAGGTAACAAATACAATTATTTCCATAGTCTCAAACCGTTGCAATCACTCATTAAATTTTCTCTACACGATATAATAAAACTGTTGACACTCCTGTAAAAATACTGTATTATATAGCTATAAGTTAATTACAAGAAAAAATTATTTACGAGAAAAAATAAAGTTTTATATATATTGCGTGTTAATCACTTGTTTGAATTTTTTAAACAATGTCTATATTAATACGTGTTTAATTCGTCTATTCCTAGTTTACCATATATTTAAAAATTATGGTATTATTTTCGTTATACAAATTTCGAGTTTTAGAGTGGTTATTTAACTACTCTTTTTTAATTTGCTTAAAATTTGGATTTTATTTTAACCTTTAATTACCTTTAACTTAGATTGTTCTTGTCTTAGTTGTTGTTCTAGTTGTTCAGCCTTTTCTTTTTCAGACTTTAATTGTTCTTTTAGAGTTATATATGCTTTATTTATAGATAATTGCTCATTATCTAATTGTTGGATTAATTCTTCTGGTGCGTTATTATATATGTATTTGGCTTTTGATAATGTGCCAGTAGACATCTCTAAATCATTGGCTATTTGTTCTCTCGTGTCTAATTTATTACTTTCTGTCAATGTTGACGATATGTCATTTCTAGTTCCTTGATTCTCCCTGGCAATCTTACTATATTCCTTCTTTAATTCTTCAGCCCACTTCATCTTTTCACTAAAACTAAAATCTTTTCTATTTTCATTCTCAGATATCTCTAGTTTGAGTTGGTGTAATAAAAAAATACCGCATATTCATTTGAATAGTACGGTATTTAGATTCTCATTATTTGTTTTTATTAAGTTATAATGTATTAAGATTTTTCATCAACTTCTTGATAAAATTTTCTTTTCAAAAAATACTCTACAGTTACAAATATAGCCACTAATATTAAACATTCAACTTCTAATAAAAGCATACTTGTATTATTAATATCCGACTTATTTACTATTAACGCTATTATCTCAAAGAATAATGTACATAATCCTGAGCCAATCCATATCAAACTACATTTCTTATTGGCTGAAATTAACGTATTTGTATTATTCGGAAAATCATTTTTCTTATCATCCGAGAAACCAGAAAATAACATTGCTATAGGTATAATTAAATCAAATACTTTATTTATATTTTTATATGAATTATGTCTATATAATACACCTATAGCAATCATTATTATTGGAATACCAATGTTACAAGTCATAGTGAATATATTCACGACATACGCCTCCTATATATTTTATAATATATTACTATTATACTCCTGAATTTCTATATTTTGCAAACACCGTACTATTCAATTTTCAAAGAACTAATTTTTCATGTTTATCAATTATTTATTAAATTGCTTGTAATACATGTCCATTTATTTTTAACAAGTATCCATCTACACTTTCATATACATCTCTTACTCCTATTTTCCTGTTATTTATAACTAACGTATTCTTCGTTACATCATATTTATTTAAGTCTACATCCTCATATGTATTACCATATTCCATAACTACCTTCTTACCTTCTTCTCTTGCATTTTCTAAGAAACATCTCACTATTAAATTTTTACTCATTTTAATCATCACTACATCCCCCTGTTTTTTAAATTTAATAATTCCATTTTTGTTCTATAAACTTATCCCAAGTTTCCCAATTCTGTTTTAAGTTATTTATATTTAGGAATTTTTGATACTCTCTTTCGTTCTGTTCAGCTATTTCTAACAGAATCTTATGTTCCTTAATTTCTTCTAAAGTGATAATCAATTTTCCATCCCCAAATTTTACTTGTTTAGTATAACTATTAAGCTATTTATAGCTAAAAAAATATCTAATGCTAAGTCTTTTTCACTCTCTTCTTCTAAGACACTTTTAATATCCATAACTTCAATAGACATATCTCTTAGACTTACAACTATCTCTTTTTTATTCATTTTCACACCTCCTATTAACACCTCTACAACGCCTCTAAAACTCTCTAATTTGGCTTATAACAAGTTTTAAGTTTGTTTAAGATTAACAATTATTAATACTAGAATTGGTATGGTTATTAGTCCGTATAATGTTATGTGGTAGAACCATATTGTGAAGGCATTTAAGAGCAATGTTAAGTTATTCATCTTTTATACCCCTTGAAACTTTATTGGTGTTCCGGATTGTATTTAGGTGAACCACCTTCTATATTCTTAGTATATATCAAGTGGTTCACTTTGTAAAGCATTATTTATAAATTTATAAAACTATTTTCAAGTGTATCTAATTTGATATTTTAGACAAAATATTATATAATATAGTTAAAGTGTTTTAGGAGGTGAAAACGTGGCTGTATCAGAGGATAACAAAAGAATAAATGTTAAGTTTAGTAAAGAAGAATATGAATTGATATCTAAATTAGCTAAAGAAGATAATAGAAGTGCTAGTAATTATATTTATAATATTGTTAAAGAATACTTAAATAAAAAAGATTAAGGCTGTACTTATGTATGGTCTTTTTCATTGCAATAAAAGAGAGAGTATTGAACTCTCTTATATATATATCCTGTTATATTATAACTTTCTAGTTATACCACTAATAGTTGCACTCATTCATTTAAACATATTTCCTGTTATATTATAACACCGTCAGTTACATTACAAATAGTAACATTCTTTTTATTTAAACATATCTCCTGTTATATTATAACGGGTTATGTAACTTTTATACCATTTTTCAACCCTTAAATTTAAACATATCTCCTGTTATATTATAACGTATATAATATAGTATGTTATTATTAAATTGTGGTATTTAAACATATCTCCTGTTATATTATAACTTGCTAAATAATTTACTAATTATAAGTAAATTATACAATTTAAACATATCTCCTGTTATATTATAACGTTAGTAAAATACCTATTTTTCAAAACATATTTAAATATTTTAAATGAGATATATCGCAGTAGAACCAATGCTTTTCAGCAACTCCCCTACTAACCTTTACCAAGTAAAATACTTGTGGTGGATTATCGAGTGTTAAATACCTTTAAATACAGTAATATTAATGTATTATGTGTATCTACTTCTCGATTTAGGATGGTAAATCAGCCCTTATTATTTTTTAACTAGTTTTTAATACTTCTGCATTTTCAATTATCAAATCAATATCAGGAATAGATATATTCTTACTAGCATTAATGTCAGCATTCTCCTTATGATTACATACTACACATTCAAATTTTTCTTGATTCTCTTTACAATTTCTATTATCTTCATGTATAGAACCACAATTGCTACATCTTTTAGAAGTATATTTAGGATTTATTTTTATAACCTTAATACCTACTTTATCTGCTTTATCTTTAATTTTGTCCTGAAGATTATAATAAGACCATTCTTTCAAAAACCTTTCGTGTGCATCTTCCGTAATTTTAGATAAATCCTCCATCTGTATTACACCACAATTATTTTTGATAGCAAAATCTACTATATATTTACTATATTTATGGTTAAACGTGTCTGCAAAATTAGCATATTTAGTTCGTTGTTTTTCTAAGACATCACACCTAGTTTTTCTACCATGTCCACTACTTCCCTCTCCTCTCCATTTACTAGCTATATTTAATTCTTTTCTTAATTTGTCTGTAGTATTTCTGTATTTATTTAATAATATTCCATTTATACTTCCTATTTCATATTTATCTAACTGCACCTGATGTAAATGCTCATTATGTTTTTGAACTTCTTTTTCAATTTCTTTTTTAGATTTACTCATATTGTATAATTTCTGTTTAAATCTTATTAACTCTTTACCATCTAATATATTATGTTTATAGTTTACATACTCCCAATCCCCTTTTGTTCCATTTTTGTTTACTTTATTGTTATCCCATATACTCATAGCTGCAACGTTAACTATTCCTAAATCTATCCCCAATATTCTATCTTTATCAAGTTCTTTTATTTGTGGTTCAAATACAAATGATATAGTAAGTTCTATTTTCCCTTTTTTAGATATACTTAATTGAGCTGACCCTTGTTTATATATTTCGCCTTTATTAAGCATATCCTTATATAATTTATTTAAAATTTCCAACTGATTTTTGTGTTGTGAAATATCCTTATTCTTCTTTAGATTTTTTATATCATCCTTAACTTTACTTATTTCATTTGATATCTCATTTCCTTTTATTATTTTATTTATAATACATTTTTTACTATTATCCATTTCATCTATTCGAAATTTTAAAGGTGTTCCTTCTTTTAAATTATATTTATCATATCCAGCTTTACTAAACATATATAACTCTACGAAATAGCCTGAATTATAACTAATTTTATAATTCTTATTATAAAAAAAATAAGGTGTATCTTTTCTATATTGTGGTGCTATAGCTTCATATTTAAGTATATCTTCTCTTTTACCCTTCCAATTATTCATAGTTAGTTGTTGGTCTAATGCTCCCACATTACTAGTGTTATAATTTTTCATTATCAATTTTGTTTTATCTTGCACTACATTTTGGTAGTTCTTTCCGTATCTTGCTTTATCTTTTTCTACTATTTCCATTTCAATATTTTTAATCAGTCTATTTTCTACTGTATTTTTAGCACTTTCCTTCACCTTTGCTACATATATCTCATTGTTTAATTTTGACTTATCTCTAAGTTTTTTTACTTTTCTATTAAACTCATCTTCTATTTGCTTATCAATTATACTTTTATCAATATTACTTAATTCAGTTAATGCTTCCCATCTATTATTGAAATAATATTCCTTCCACATATCACTTGATTTATTGCAAGCATGACAAGCACATAAATTTGCTTCTTTTATAATTTCTTTTGCCTTATTCATATCTAGCTCTAAATATGGTTTTGTTATATCTTTTACTCTTTTTTTATCTATTTCGAAACATTTGTTTAAGACAACTTTTATACTTCTATTCATTCTTTTACCTCTACGCAAATAAGATATGTAAAATATATAAATATATGCATTAATAAATAAATATTTCAAAATAAAAAATATTACCAAGTTGTCACTCCTTTTTAAACCATTGCTCTTCTCCTACATGCCTTTATTTCTCTATTACTTATTCGGATTTCAATACCTAGTATTATCAACACTTCTAACCCTTAATATATACCTTTTAATATAGTACAATTTTACAGGTATATATTTGCTTTAAAAATCTTATATTTAAAGATAAAAAAAGAAGTGCTAATTAAACACTTCTAATACCTTTAAATTATGAGATTTTATTTGGTTAATTCACCATCTAACATCATTATCAATTTATATCCCATTAAACAATCTCTCATTAAAATTAAATCTATATATAGCTTTACCTAGCACATCTTCTATCTTTACTATTCTCTCTATTATCACCTAGTACAAATATATGACCTTCTGGAACAATAACTTTCATATCAGGATATGTTCTAATGTCTTTATCTAAATATTCTTCCTTAAGTAACTCTCCATTAATATAAACATAACCATTCTTAATTTCAATTGTTTCATTGGGCAATCCTATTATTCTCTTAATAATATTTCTGTCATCCATTTTTATAACTACAATATCACCTCTGTCATAATCGTCAGTAAACTGTTTATATTTCTCAAGTATAACTTTATCATGTTGTTCATTTAAAGTTGGATACATAGAACAGCCTTGAACACTAACCACGTCTATTATAAATACCTTTATGGACACCACTAACATTATTATCAAACCATATTGAAAATATTCTTTAAACTTACTTTTCATAATATACCACCTTCTATATTTGTCATTATATAGTATACACTAATTAAGCAACAAATAAATTCTCAATTTATTGTTTGTAATTTTGCTTTATACTGTATATCCAATACTCTAACCACATTAACATCAAAAACTATAACCTCAAATGATTTATCGTTTCTTAACAAAACATTCATACACTTTATGTCTTTATCCTTATATACTTCGTATGTGTTAATCCTTTTTATTTTATCTAACTCACTTAGATAAATATTAGTTATATTACTATCATCAATTTCACATATCAACAAAGCATCTCCATAAAACATAGAGAACTTTTTATCCAATGATAAATACAAAACAGCTCCAAACTCTCCATCAATACTTCTTTTGAATCCATTCGTTAATATGCTCTCCACATTCTCTTTCTTTGTATTATGATAACAAATCATCCTATATCCTTTCTATCGCCTTATAATAACTTATAAAATGATTATTCTACTTATTTATATTGTCGATTATCACAATAAGTGAAATCCGTTATAACCCTTCTTCTAGCATAATTAATAGTCTTTTTCATCATTAACTCCCCCTAAAATATAGTTACTATGAGCACAAATATTCCTATACCCATTATAATAGATGTCAAACAACCTGTACCACATCCACTATTACTTGATGTAGCTTTAGCAATATCTTTAACCCCTACAGTGGTTTTATTGTATACTTTATTGTAAGCGGCTTTTTTAGGGTCATTAATCCACCCCATGCCCTTTTTACCGTAGAGAGGATTAACTGCACTCTTAACAGCTCTCTTTGCTTTACCAGTTGTCCTGGCTTTAATAGATTTCTTTATAGATGGTTTTCTCATTCCAATTTTCATTTATAAATCCCCCAAATAGCTTTTCAACATACTTCTATAAATCTTGTTATCTCTACTTATTTTTCAAACCCATAAGTAGCCTTGTTTTCTAAAACTCTATTATGATAGTCTATATCATCTTCCTCTGAATCATACTCTACATGAAATATATCATCATATTCTTTTAAATAAGATATATCTGTTCTTTCTTGGCAAGTAACAAATATTATTTTATTTATATTTTTGATTTCAAAAATATCAGATAAATTATTTTTAGTCATCTGGCTTTCTTTATTAGCAAATACACCTGCAGGATAAATTATTGCTATATCAAAATCATTAGGTGTGTTCCCCCAAGAATTAGAATTAATACTATCTATATAAACAATATTTCTACCTAATTTATATTTAGTTCCTGTTTTTACTCTCATACCTAAAAAATTTCTAGACTGAGTATCTTGTAATGTATTTACTCTAAGTAAAATTTTTAAATTTATAAAATATTTTTCCAAAACCTCTAATACTAATTTATGTTTTTCGAACATATGAGTACCGCTTAACACCATAGTTCCGTTGTTTGATTCTAAAAATTCTACAATTCTCTTTTCTGCTTTAACTTTAGTATTCACTAATTATTCCCCCCCATATCTATAATATAGTTACTAATTTTAGTATATCATATTTTTTTTACCATATAGGTATATTTTTTGTACAATACTTCTTTTATGAGCATAAAAAAGAGAGATTTCTCTCCCTTTAGCTTGTTTTAAGTACCTACTCAACAATTCTTCTGTAGCCTTTTGTGTAAGACTTTTAATCTTATCACGACCTAAATCCTCTATGAGTTTAGATTGTTCTTCTTGACTTAATTTAGACCATACAGAGAGTGCTGTAGTATATTTTACTGTACCATCACTTATTAATTCTTGTAGGTCAGGTGATAAAGTTTGTAAGTTTTTAAGATTCCTCAGTGTTTTCACATCTACGCCTAACTCCTTTGCAATATCTAATTGGGTTATCAAAGGGGAAATTTTCCCTTTTGATTTTCTATCTCCTCCACTCTGTATTCCACATAGTTTTTCATACTCACTTAAAACCCTACCTTGTTTGACTGGATTATTCTTTAACCTACCAAAGTTTGTAGCAAGAAGTTTCTTAAGTTTTTCATCTTCATCAATTAAATCTTCTTTAATGATTACTGGTATTAATTTAATTCCTAAATCTTTACTAGCTTGATATCTTTGATGCCCACTTATTATTGTCATATCTGGACTCACTATCAGAGGAGTTAATATTCCATCTTCCTCTATAGACTTCTTGAACTTTATGTATTGCTCTCCTTGAATATTTAATATATTCATCAATACTAGGCTATTTTAATTTTAAAGACTCTCTATATTGTTCTGCTTCAACAATATCTTTAAATTCAACGGTCTTATCATAGTTTGATTTTATAACTTCTTTAATTTCGTCTAAAGTGACATTGAAAAACTCTTTTCTTTTATTTACCATATTTACTTTCTTATCATCAAAAGATTTATGCAAAGCATTTTCTAATGCAGGAGCATCCTCTGTAAAAATCATGGCATGTACATCAAAATTAAATGGTACAGATGCACTTCCTAATTCATCTATTCTTTCCTGCGGATTAAGCCTACGTGTCATACCTATTTTATAAATATTCTCACCAAAAGCACCTATATTGGATATAACATATATATAACCTGCTTTTTGATTACTTTGTCTATAATCAACATCTTTTAATTCCTCATTTAATTTATTTATTTTGTTTTCAATATCAGTTTGCTTTAATAATAGATTATTTCTTTCCTCATCAGATAAATCAGTGTTGGTCAATTGATTAATTATATCATTCAATGCATTATTGAAATGAGTTAAATCTTTTGTGATATTTTTCTTTGCTTCTTCTAATTCCTTTTGTAGTTTCGCCTCTTCTTTTAATCTTTCTCTCAGTTGTTTTTGTTCCTCTTTTTCTTCTTGTTTCTTAACCTGATACTCATAAGCTAAATTTAGCTCTTCTATTTTTAAATCTAAAAATTTATGAGTCAATTCTACTCGATTACTTTCATTAATTTTGTTTAAATCGTTAAATGATTTTTCTATTCTCTTTTTGATACTTTCAATATTATTAAATTTAACCTTTTCTACAACACTTTCACATTCCACATTAAATGTTCTGATTATCTGTTTGATGTTATCATTGGTCATCTTTTTACCTTTAGCTTTGCTTCCATCAACAGTCCAATCATCAAAATATCTAACAGCACTCTTGCTTTTAATCATGGCTTTTTGTGAATTTCTTACACTTTGTAGCTTTTCTTTGTATAATTCTGAATTAGCAAAATCATATAGTGGTTCATATAACCCAAAACTTTGCATTAATATTTCATCTTTAAGAACAACTACATCCTTTTGTATATTTTTTAACTCATTTTGTAAGTTAAGCTTGTTTTGCTCCATATCGGCTAATTCTTTTTCTAATTCCAGTTTTTGCACTTGAAACTTTTCAACATAATTTAGTCCTAACATTTCCTTTAGACGTTCATTATCTTCCTTTAATCGTGCATATTCTTCTTTTGATTGTTTTAACTCTTTACTTTTAAATAATCCCAT